TAGTCAGCCTGCGCGTAAGGCTTGGGCTGAGAACATTCTTGCGTTCTCTATCTTCGCCAAAGATCATCCTGATGCTGTGTTGTATTTGTACACGGAGCCTGATGGTGCGATGTCTGGGATTAGTTTGCCGACATTGTTGGATGCGGTCGGTGTATCGAAGGACAAGTACAAGGTTGTCGATCAGTATGCGTACCGTCATTCGTTGCCTCAGAATGTGATGGCTGCGATGTACACGGCGTCCGATGTTCTTCTTGCCTGCAGTATGGGAGAAGGCTTCGGCATTCCTGTCATTGAGGCACAAGCCTGCGGAACACGAGTGATCGTCAGCAACTTTACGGCACAACCTGAACTCGTCGGTGACGGCTGGACGGTTGATGGTCAGCCATGGTGGGATGCGGCGCAGGCTTCATGGTTCTTCACACCGAACGTACCTGACATCGTCAATGCCTTGAAGATGGCCTATAACGCGCCTAGAAGCCGTTCTCAGGACGCAATCACCCATGCCCTAGGGTACGGAGCCGACAAGGTTTTTGAGCAGTTTTGGAAGCCTGCAATGAAGGAGCTGTCTGCATGGTGCCGGTCATAGTCATACCCGTACTCAACCGATATGACCTACTTGAACGATGTATCAGAACAATCGACTATGCGGTCGAGCATCTGATCATCATCGACAATGGCGGAATGATTGAGAAGGATTGTTTGTCGTTGCCGAAGAACTCAAACATTGAGAACCGATACATCTTGGATATGCCGAGCAATCTTGGTGTGGCGACATCTTGGAATCTTGGTATCAAGATGACACCGTTCGCACAAGGTTGGATTCTGCTCAACTCGGACGCATTCTTCGAGCGTGGCGAACTACAAAAGTTCTACCGTGAATGCCACACAGACGAGATTCATTTAGCAGGTCAACCAGGTTGGTGCTGTGCGTGGATCGGCTCACAAGTAGTCAAAGATGTTGGCTTGTTCTGTGAAGCGTTCCATCCGGCGTACTTCGAAGACAACGACTATGAGCGTCGCGCATTACGGATGGGCAAACAGATAACCAGATCGCAGGCGATCGTCTATCACGACAACTCATCCACATTGCAATCCGACCCGACATTCATCGCCAAGAATCAGGCAACCTTCGAATCGAACCTTGAGTTGTTCAAGTTGCGCAATGTGCGTCTTGATGCTGGTGAATGGGATTTGCAACGGCGTATTGATTTGAGTTGGGATTGATGGCCAAATATCACGACTACTTGCAAGACGGTTTCAAACTTGATGAGATGTACCAAGCCGAAGATGTTCAAGAGTTTGATGCGTGGTATCAGTCCGATGTGCGACCGATGGGATACCGTCTGCTATCAACCGTAATGGGTGCATATTCGTTCAATACCATTCTTGATATCGGTTGTGGTAAAGGTACACAGACGCATCTGATGGCGTTACGCAATCGCAAAGTTGTTGGTTACGACATCTCACCGACCGCGATACGCAAAGCAAAAGCGTCATACCCTGGCGTCGACTTCCGTGTCGGTGACGGTCTGACCGCAGCCAAGTCAGGTGAATACGATTGCGCGGTCATGTCACATACTTTGGTGATGCAAGAAAACTGGCAAGAAGTAATCCAAGAAGCATCAACAAGATGTGACTGGCTGATAGTTGTTGAATATATTCCTGCCGACACGACTTGGCACATACCTGACATCAGCACTTTGCAGACCGAGTTTGAGAAACATTGTTCTATTGACACAAAGATTGTGATGAACGACAACCGCATATTGCTTATCGGCGAGACACACCGATGAGGATCTTTGACTGCATCCTATTCAACCAAGAACACGACATGCTCGAATGCCGACTGTCAGAGATCGGCGATGTCGTAGACAAGATGATCATTGTCGAATCATCAACGACTTTCATGGGTCAACCCAAACCACACGGCATTGACCTTGACAGGTTCTACAAGTGGCGCGACAAAATCCACTACGAAACATTTGAACCGAACACGCATCAGTTAGGTTGGGCGGCTGAACACGCACAACGCAACCATCTGTTTGTCGCGTTGCAAGAGTTCGCACCAGAAGCCAACGACATCGTGACCGTTGCCGACTGTGACGAGATCTGGAACCCAGCCGACATCGACATACTGAAAGAAGGTTGGCGTGGCTACCTAATGAAACGCCTGGTGATGTCCGCGTATTGGCGTCTATCGGATGAACACACTATGGTCGCAGGTCCTTACGGTCAACGCGCTGGTGGTGCGCAACATCTACGATCCAACCGTGAACGGCTACCTAACTTGCGGTCAGGTTGGCATGTGTCTTGGATGGGTGGACCTGAATGGGCTGCAAACAAGATGCGTTCGTTTTCGCACCAAGAACTCATGGTTGATGACCCTGAAGGATTCATGGCTGAGAACTATCGGATCGGTCGCTCGATACGCGGCGAACAGTTGATTGAAGTACAGATGGATGATTCGTGGATTCCGTGGATCTATGAAGGGAAGGCACCGTTGTCGTGGTATCGGCGCCGGTAGCAATAATCTCACCATTTGAGCAGAACTATTGGGATCGGTTCGGTGAAGGGTTCATTGCGTCCATTGAGGCGTTGACGGTCAAGCCTCAGGAAGTGATTCTTGTGACTCGTGCCAGAGTTGATGTGCCGTCTTGGTGGAAGGTTGTGCCGTATTGGGATGACCGCATCTGGCCGTGTGTGAATGTGGGTGTGCGTGAAGCAACAGCGGAATGGTGTACACATCTTCCAGTCGATGACACTATGGACCCGAACTTCTTTGATGGTCTAGTTCTACAAGGTGACGCCGTGAATGTGCGCGGTCGGTGGGACGGCGGGTTGTGTTACGGCACACCTGAGCAATATAAGAATCTCCTTAATCAACAAAACAACGGTATGCCAGGGCTTGCGGTGATTCGTCGCAAGACTTGGTTGAAGATTCCGTACCGTTCCCACAAGTATGTTGATTGGATTCATTGGTGCGAGATGCGGTCACACAATGTTGAAGCGTCGTTTGATTCGCGTTGTGTGTGGACTTGGGTTCGACACGATGATGCACTGACTGCACAAAGAGACGACCAAGCCGAACAAGAAGTGTTCAATTTTCGTAGACTGTTGGAATCTGGTCGTGTGATACCTGGTGAGGATTGGCCGCCGAAGTTGACTGAATGATTCTTCAAGACTTAAAAGACCGCCACAAAGGTGAAGAGATCTGGGTGTGTGGCTCTGGTCCGAGTATGGATTGGGTGACACCACAGTTCTTCGATGACAAAGTTATTGTGTCAATCAACGATGTCGGGTTCTGGTTCGGTATCGCCGACTTCTATTCGGCGTCAAATTATTCCAAAGCCAACTTGACTACAGCCAGACGAATTGACGAAAACCCTGACCGCATATTCGTCACTCCAGACATGGACTTAGAAGCATCAGACATGACCGCAACACATGTCGGTTCAGGTAATCACGTTACCTTCCGACCACACGCACCATTCTGGCGACCTGACATCGGATGGCCAACCGACCCAGATGTGTTGGTTGTTGGCGGCACTTCGGCACATATTGCGATGCACCTTGCCTGCTACATGGGTGCATCACAAATCAATTTGATCGGCGTTGACAACGGGTCGATAGGTGGGATAAGTAACTTCGGCAAGTACGGCGACAGCAAAGCAATCAACCCTGAAGGCTGGAGTCAATGGTTCCCGATCGTCGTCAACAAGTTGCGCGAGTTGTATGGAGTAAGATTCTTCAGACTTCAGCCATCACTTGAGTTGTTGGTTGTTGAGTAGGATAGGAATCTATGGCAATCACCAATGGCTATGCCACACGCAATCAGATCAAGGCTGCTCTTCGTATCGGCACCGCCGACACACAAGACGACGATCTAATTGACAACTGTGCCGGTGCAGCCAGTCGACTAATTGACGGCTATGCGAACCGACAGTTCTGGGCTTACAGTTCGGCGACGACACGAGTGTTCACCGCAGGTGATTCTTTCGTATGCGAAATAGATGACATCGCAGGCACAGCATTAACACTTCAAAGTCAAACAAACGCAGACGGCAACTTCGATGTCACTTGGTCGCCATCCGATTATCAACTAGAACCAGTGAACGGAATCTTGGACGGATTGACTGTTCCGTACACACGGATCCGCGCAGTCGGCGATTACCTGTTCCCAACATTGAACACAAACTTCGGTCAAGAAGCATTGGTCAGACTGACCGCCATCTACGGTTGGCCATCTGTACCTGAACCGATCACGCAAGCGGTGATCATTCAGGCATCGAGAATCTTTAAGCGTTACGATTCACCGCTCGGCGTTGCCGGCTTCGGAGATTTGGGTGCGATACGAGTGACACGCGCACTCGACCCAGACGTCGCACAACTTGTCGAGCCATATCGCCGAATGCGGATGTTTGCATGAGCGCAACAGTCACCGAACTAAAGAACGGCATCAAGACTCGGCTTGAAACAATCACAAACCTTCGCGCCTACGCACAACAACCCGACCAAGTAAACCCATCGGTCGGCGGTATCGCATGGCCGACCTTGGAGTCGATCACCTATCACGGTGCAATGCGAGCAGGCTTGGTCACACATGTCTTCACGGTCAGTGTGATTGTGGGTCGTGCAGCCGAACGCACAGCACAAAACCTTATGGACACTTACCTGTCTTATGACGGTGGGATTCGTGCCGCCATCGAAGCCGACACAACCCTCGGCGGATACGCCAAAACATTGATCGTCGAAGAAGCATCCAACATCACAACCGTTGACGCGAACGACACAACCTATCTGACAGTCGATTTCCGTGTCGTGGTGTACGCTTAACCTATGGCGAAATATCAGGTGGTCGAAGGCTTCACGGTTCTAGACAAACAATATCCAGCCACTATTGATGGCAACGAAGTTGACCATCTAGACTCTCTACTGGCATCGGGTCGCATTGTTCTGGTGGCAGAAAAATCAACTTCTATCGCCGACAAGGCAGGAGATAAATAATCATGGCAAAGTTAGTTCTCACAAACTCAGTAGTCACACTCAACGGCACAGATATTTCCAGTGACGTGGCAGCAATTACGCTAAGCACTACAGCAGCAGAGGTACCAACAACAAACTTCGGCAGTGGTGGTGCAGTAACTCGCGTCGCAGGCTTGATCGACAACTCGGTGACACTTTCACTTCACAACGAATACTCGTCAGTCGAAGGCTTGATCTATCCTCTTGTTGGCTCGACAGCCGTGACGATGGTTATCAAACCAGCCGGCACAGCCGCAGCAGGCACAGCTTCACCTCACTACACCTTCTCGGTACTTGTAACCGAATGGTCGCCAGTAAACGGTGCTGTCGGTGAATTGAACACAGCCGATGTAACTTGGCCGATCAGCGGAACAATCACAAAAGCAGTTGCATAATTCTTAACAAAACAATCAGGAGGTAAGAATGAAAATCAACCTAGAAGTCACGACGCTAGACAACGTCACCACAAAAGTGACCGCACAGTTCGCCGACTTCA